AGATTTGCTGAACCTAAACTAAAAGTCATGGGTATTGAAGCGGTCAAGTCATCTACACCTGGTGCATGTCGTGATAAGATTAAAGAGTGTCTCAAGGTCATCATGAACAGTGATGAAGAAGATGCACAAAAGTTTATCGCAAACTTCAGAGAGGAGTTCTATGAATTACCTATTGAAGACATAGCATTTCCTAGAGGATGCAATGGGATAAATAAGTGGGCGAACAAATCCACTATCTATAGTAAAGGCACACCTATTCATGTGCGTGGAGCATTACTATACAATTACCATAATACAAAACAGAGATTGACACATAAGTATCCTCTGATTCAAGATGGTGAAAAACTTAAGTTTGTTTATCTTAAGACACCTAACAAGATATCAGAGAATGTTATTTCGTTTCCAAATACTTTCCCAAAGGAATTTGGACTTGACAAATACATTGATCATGAACTACAATTTAGTAAGAGTTTCTTGGAACCGATAAAAGTTATTATGGATACTATTGGGTGGAAGCCTGAGAAGATCGCATCACTTGAATTTTTATTTGGATGAAAAAGTACAAAGTCGAATACCAAAAAGCGTTCGGCACACCTAAAAAAGAGCATCAGATATTCGATGATATATCTGAAGCAAAATGGTTTGAGCGTGCCATGAAACGTTCTAATTTTATAACATGGATTTATGAATTTTCTGAAGGACATAGCTAAAGAGATTGGTAATGATTACGCATCATTAGTCTCTGAAGGTGTATCTGCAGGTGATACTGCAGGATTTATTGACACAGGTTCTTATATTTTTAATGCATTATTATCAGGATCAATCTATGGAGGTATTCCTAATAATAAGATAACTGCAATAGCAGGTGAGACATCTACAGGTAAGACATTCTTTTGTCTTGGTATGGTTCAACATTTCTTAGAGTCTAATCCTGATGCAGGTGTAATATATTTTGAATCAGAATCTGCTATCTCTAAACAAATGATTGAGGATAGAGGTATAGATTCTAATCGTATGTTACTTGTTCCTGTTACAACAGTACAAGAATTTAGATTACAAGCAATCAAAATATTAGATAAATATAACGATCAGACTGCTGAAGAACGCAAACCCTTAATGTTTGTTTTAGATTCTCTTGGTATGTTATCAACTTCTAAAGAGGTAGAAGATTCTGAAGCAGGAAAAGAAACACGAGATATGACTCGTGCTCAGGTCGTCAAATCAATCTTTCGTGTGCTAACCCTCAAATTAGGTAAAGCAAACGTTCCTTTGATAGTCACCAACCATACATACGATGTAGTTGGTGCATACATTCCAACTAAAGAAATGGGAGGTGGAAGTGGACTCAAATACGCTGCAAGCACAATTGTATATCTATCAAAGAAGAAGGAAAAAGATGGTAAGGAGGTTGTTGGAAATATTATCAAATGCAAAACCGCCAAGTCCAGATTAACAAAGGAGAACTCAGATGTTGAAACCAGATTATATTATGATCGTGGATTGGACAGGTATTACGGATTATTGGAGTTGGGTGAAAAACATGGAGTCTTTGAGCGTAAAGGAAATAGGATCGTTGTTGGTGATAGCAGTGTATATCCTTCTGCAATACTTAAGGATCCAGACAAATATTTCACAAAAGAAATAATGAGTAAGATAGACGAAGCTGCTGCTAAAGAGTTTCGTTATGGCAACTAAGTTAACTGACTATGTTAGAACGTATCCTAATGTTCTTAGTAAATCAGTATGTGATACGATCATCAAGAACTTTGATGAGTCCG